TTTGTTAATGGTTGGACGCATACAAGTACAGGTGCTAAACCTAACGGGACAGATGCCTATGCTACAACATATTTATCTCCAAATAATCAATTATCAAATAATAATGTACATTTATCTCACTATTCAAGAACTCAAACAACATCAACAAACTCTCATGATTTAGGCTCAGAAGATACTGCAGGAGGTCTTAATTTCGATTTGTATCAATATTATAACTCTGTAAATGCAAAGGGATTTCTTGACGGTAGTTACCCAAATGATGCGTCTCAAATAAACAATACAAATACTTTAGGACTATTGATTGGGTCAAGAACTGCTAATAATATTCAAAAATTACATTTCAATGGCTCGTTATTATCGACGAATACAAATGTAAAATCTCTAAGTTTATCGTATAGCAACATTTATTTAGGTTCAACAAATCGAGATAATGTGGCGACAGCATTTTCGTCAAGAGAAATAGCATTTGCGTCAATAGGGGATGGAATATCGGACACAGAGGCTACAAATTTTTATAATTCTGTAAACGCTTACCAAGTGGCTTTAAGTAGAAATGTTTAAAAAATAATAATATGAATGTATACAAATTAACAGAGCAACAGGCTCAACAAATTGAAGGACAAACTTATGATGGTGAGCAGTTAATGATTCCGCCAATAGATGCTGATGGGAATCGTTATATTTCACAAGAAGTATATAACAGGATTACCCTTGTTAGAGCGAATGAATTAGGTGTTATTAGTTGGTGGTTTACCCTGCCTTTAATACCTTATAATCCTGTAATTATAGAAATGATATGAACGAAATAAAAAACATAATAGAACAACTGAGAAAAGCGAAATTTACACTATTACTACTTATTTTCTTAAGTTTTATTTTGTTTTATTACAAGTCATTAATTACAGTAGTCGTTGAAAGTAAGGTTAAGAAAGATGAAATAAAGCATGATATAAATAATAACGTGCTAATTCAACAAATGTTAAATGATTTGATGTTGAAATACAAAGCGGATCGTTCTTACATTTTCCAGTTTTCGAATAATGTAATGTATTACGATAAAACGCATAGAAATCATACTTCGATGAGTTTTGAAGTATGTGCAAATGGTATAAGTTACGAATCAAGAGAACTACAGAAATTGCCTGTATCTTTGTTTCCTATCTTTTTACAACAGGTTATGTTAGATAAGTGTAGATATAGAGATATTGATAGTTTAAAAGAAACGTCAACTCGATTAGCATTAAAGAAACAAGGTATCAAAAGTTTGATTGTAGCACCTTATTTTAAAGATGGTTATTTCGTTGCGTATATAGGCTTAGACTTTGTTAGAAATCATAATAAATTATCTTTTGACTACAAAGAATTTAAAAATCAAACTGACGAAATCGGAGCGGTATTAACTCAATAAATAATAGTTATGAATATAATAGAAAGAATACAAGAAAAAACGCCTAAAAAGAATAAATTAGGTTTGAAAATTGCATCTGTATTAGGTGCTGTATCGTTAGCAGTTGCTGAAAGTGGTTTAGTAGATAACCGACCTTTAATCAAAATAGGTTTAGAAGTGCTTTCTGTAAAGTTAGGAGCGGTTGCTGTGTATAACGCTCAAAAAGTAGAGAATGGACAAGTTAACAATTGATAGGATAGCACTTGCACACCCTAAAATTAGAGAACAGTTAAAGGCTCATTATATTCAGTGTAACAATCTTTTACCTAAAGGCGTTAGATTACGTTTTGCTTATACTTATCGTTCACCTGAAGAGCAAACAGCACTATTTAACCAACGTCCAAAGGTAACAAATGCTAAAGCGTGGCAGTCTATACACCAATACGCATTGGCTTGGGACTATGTTATACTATTAGATAAGGACAATAATGGGTCATTTGAGAGCGTTTTATGGGATTTAAAATCACCTCATCACCAAAAGGTAATTAATTACTTTAAAAGTAAAGGTTATCAATGGGGCGGTGACTGGAAGTTTGTTGACCCTCCACACTTTCAAAAAGACTTTGGTTTAAGTTGGAAACAGATGTATGAGAAGATTGTAAAAAAAGATTACATAATTGAAAACAACATAAAGTATATAAACATTTAGAAATTAGCGTATTAAGTTACGCTTTTTTTATCTCTTAAAATATTTTATAATTTTTTTATTATTTTTTGTCAATAACTCGAAATAAGTTATTATATTTGTTCTATAATTAAAAAGCAAAACAAAATGAAAGCACAAGAATTAAAAAAAGCATTTTTACAAGCAGATAAAAAAGTATCTGAAATTGAAGCAAACGGTGGAATATCTTTAATTGGTTATGGAGGTGTAGAAACTTCAAACGAATATAATGAAGCTTTAAAAATAGCGCAAGACTTATATAATCAATTAATAGATTTAGGAATTGATCCATTTAATTAATAGGGTAGAAATACCCTTTAAACCTTTAAATTATGGCAGTAGTAGAAAAAATATTTAGAAAAGTGTTCAATTATTTACCTGACCACTTTAACGAAATCGAAGTAAATTTCCACGGATACAAAGATGAAATTTGCATAGACTATTTAAACGACACTCAATGTTTATTAGTATCTGAAGATGGTGAAATCTTCAATGAGAATGATGAGTTTGTAGGTTTTATTTCTGACTTGTATTATTTCACCAATTTTGTCGAGTATAATCAATGTCCTGATTGTTACGATAACGGATACACACGCTCTGAAGTATACGGATTTGACACTATTGAATCTGAAGAAATAGAAAAATGTAATTGTGAAAATAGACCTTTTAACTTTTAAAATTTAATATCATGGAAATATCTCTAATTATAGCAATTTTATACGTTCTAACGATATATTTAGGGTGTAAGGCACTATTTAATTACAATCGTAAAATAGATCGTTTAAATGAAGAAAAACAGATAAAAAACACTTTTAAACCTAAGTTATGACAAATATTAACGAAATACACAACCACGTTTACCGTTATGTGATAAATCAAAACGCTTTTTTTGAAGTTTGTCCTATTCCGTTGAATGATTTATTAGGAACTTCGAGGTTACAAAGAATAGTAAGTTGGCGTACTGTTGGAATGGTATGGATGCGACTTTCTGGAATGACACTAAAACAGTCTGGGGATATGTTTAACAGAAATCATACTACTGTTATGCATGCAGAAAATCAAATTTTAGACGCTTTAACGGGCTTTCATCCGAGATTAAAGGAAAAGTTCGACAAAGTTTTAAAGTATGGTCAAAACACTTGTGTGAGCAATACAGATACCAATATTAATTTAGTTAATTCACTTTTATTATTAGAAAATCATGTTAGTAGGATTTGAACAACACACGAGTAATATGACAGATGCTGAAATTCAGTTAGCACACAAGTTAATTCCTGCTTTTAAAAAGAGAACACCTAACAATCCTATTTTGGCTTGTGATATTGTTAAACTGGTTAATGCTAATATGGTTTTAGATTTCAAGTTTACAGAGGTACGTTTAAGAAAAATAATTAACTACTATCGTATAAATTCAATCTTACCAATATTAAGCACTAAAAATGGGTATTATTGCTCAAACGATGTTACAGAGATTAGAGCGTGTATAGAAAGCCTTACACAACGTGCAACGAGTATTCTCGAAACTACATTTGGTTTGGAAAAATACATAAAAAACAACTTATGATAATAGACGAAAAAAACGAAATCCGTAAAAAGTATATTAGATATACAGTCGACTCACTAAGAAAAATTCTTAAAAGCATCGAGTTTGGCTCTGAAGAAGCCTGTGTAATTAACCACATAATCTTAAAACGCCAAAACAGGTTAAAAGAGTACTACTCACGAGAAAGTAAAGTACAACTCGAAAGAGAAAAGCAAAAAGAGTTGGATAGTAAGAAGATTTATTTCGGTCATAAAAACGAATCTTATATGACTGAAGAAGAAATGATAAACGGTTTTAAATGTAGTTATGAAGACCTTTCAATAAGTGAACAATTAATATATTCAAGAAATGAAAGTATTTATTCCTAATTATAACAAGTTGTTTAACATCATTCAAAAGTCTGGTAATTATGCTTTAATTGACTTATACGGAAAGAAAATAGTATTTAATGTTTTGGGGTATGAGATACAAGAATTTAAACAACAAACATTATTTTAATAACCAATAAATAAAAATAAAATGAAAAAAGTAGTATTAGTATTAGCGACAGCTTTAACATTATTAAGTTGTGAGAAAGAAGTAAAAAAAACAGTTAGCAACGCTTCAAAAAATCAATATTGTGGTTTAATAGTAGCAGATTATGAAGAAATGTATTCTATAACAATTTTGTACGAAAGTGGAAAATATAGAACAATTACTCTTACTCCTGAAGAATGGAAAGACGCAAACGTTGGAGAAGAATATTGCGAAGAAATAATTACAGAAACAGGATTAATTAAAAAATAATAGTTATATTTGTGTATCGGTTCGCTCTCACACTATAGAACTTAAAGAAATTGAATTTACCCTTTTGATGAGTAGCGAGGTGAGAGCCGTGAAAGTCAAAGGGGTTTTTTTATTAACCAAAAATTTATTTATTTATGATTTACAAGTTTCAAGACGAAACAACGACTATGGAAGTCGAGCAATTTAATGAGAAAACAATTAGTTTTTCAATCCTTGATGAAAATGACAATCCTGTTAATGCTTATTTATCCAAAAAAGATATTTACCATTTAATTGGTGCTTTACATTTACTACATAAAGAAATGAAGTAATGAAAGATAATTATTTAGTTGTTCAAGGATGGATGGTTTCAGAGTTGAATTTATCAGGTAATGATTTGCTTACATACGCCCTTATTTACGGCTTTTCTCAAGACGGTGAAACAGAGTTTACTGGTTCTATTAATTATCTATGTAAATGGCTTAATTGTTCACGCCCTACTGCTATAAAATCATTAAAGTTTTTAACTGATAAAAACCTAATTATTAAGAATGTAAACACTATTAATGGAGTTAGTTTTAATAGGTATAAAATTTATTTAGGGGGAGTAAAGAAACTTAACGGGGGTAGTAAAGAAACTTTACTGGGGGGTAGTAAAGAAACTTTACCCAATAATACTACTATTAATAATACTAATAATAATATAGAGATGCATCCACTTTGTTTTTGGATTCAAAATGATTTAAAAAATGTATCTAAATTATCAATTCAATTAACAAATGAACAAGCTAAAAAACTTCTTAGTAAATATGATAGGTTTGCAATTAAAGATATATTAGAATCTATGGAAAATTCAAAAGAATTGACTAAAAAAAATAATTCTGTAAATCTTACTATTCAAAACTGGATAAAACGTAGAAGGGAAACTAATCCTAATTTTGGTATAAAAAAAGATGAAGATTTAAGTATAGAAGAACAAATACTTAAAAACTATAAAGCATGATACTTAAAGATGGACATAGTTTACAATCTATTTTAGATTATAAAAATGGATTGATACCAAAAGGACTTGGATTAGATATTTACTTTGATGAGTTCTTTGTTCATAAACAAGGTCAATTAAACTTTGCTTTAGGACATGATAACGTAGGTAAAACTTATTTTATGGAATGGTATTTTTTAGCACTTGCAACTAATCATAATTTAACTTTTACTTTATTTATGGATGAAAATGCTTCATATAAAGTAATTAGAGATATGTTAAAGATGTATTATGCTAAGCCTATTGAACAAATGACTAATCTCGAAATTGAGAAAGGAATAATCAAATTAGAGTATTATTTTAAGTTTGTAGATAATAAACTTAGATATACACCAGAAGACCTTTTAAAAGTGTTTGAAGATGCAAATACAGATGTTTGTTTAATTGACCCTTTTAATGCTTTAAAAACTTCTTTAACATACTCAGGAAACTATGATGTGTTAAATGATTTAAAAATGTTTTGCAAAAAGACTAATAAAACAATATACATAAATGCTCACCCAGCCACCGCAAGTGGTAGGAGAAATGCAGTATATCCAAAAGGTCATAGTTGGGAAGGTCATTTAACAGCTCCATTTAAAGCAGATATTGAAGGTGGTAAAGCGTTCTCAAATAAAGCAGATGATTTTTTAGTTATTCATAGATTGAATGGACATAAAGACTTAAAGTTTACAACGCTTGTTGAAGTTCAAAAAGTAAAAGATACTGATACAGGCGGAAAACAAACCTTATTAGATCAGCCTGTTTTTTTTGATTATAATTATGGATATGGTTTTAAATGCAACGGAAAGGATTGTATTAAACGACCAGAGAACATACAAACTAATTTGCATATACCAAAAGAAGAAGTACCTAAACCAGCCAATTTAATGAATATAGGTAGGGAAGTAAACGAGTATAAATTTATAACACCAATTAAAGACGAAGACTGTCCTTTTTAATTATGAAAAATTTAGATATTATAATAGATCAACAATTGATTTTAAAAAACATTTTGAAAATGCAGTTATCTGTTGACGATATTAGGGCAAAAAACGCTCATAGAACGGATTTAATTAACTCACTTGATGAAAGTATTGACGAACTTACAAAAGTGCTCGCAAATCACAGAAAAATGGAATATACAATTAATGCAGTTGAAAGGTTAAACGGAGATTTAAATTTAAAATACTATTCTGTATTACAAAAGTTAAAAGAATATGAAGAAAAAAACAATGACTTTGCGGTGAATGAAACGTATATACGTAATTTAGAAATCGAAAACGACGAATTAAAAAACAAAATTAAAAGACTATTAGAATGAGAGATAAAATGACAGATAAAGAATATCTATCTTACTTGCAATTTGAAAACAATTTACTTAAGCATAAATTATTAGAAGTAAGTGAAGATGTAAAGAAAGCCTATAACAAAGGTTTAGAGCAAGGATATAATGAAGCATTAAAAGAATTTAGTAAAAAAGATTAATATGAAGATTATGAGAGAATATGAATGGAAATTAAGTGAAGCGAATTTCACAAAGGATAAAGGAAAAGTATTTAGTTGTTTTGCTTGTGGTGGTGGTTCTACTATGGGTTATAAATTGGCTGGTTTTGATGTGATAGGGCATAATGATATAGATCCTAAAATGGTTGAAGTGTATAAAGAAAACCATAAACCAAAGTATAGTTATTTAGAAAGTATTACAACTTTTGCAAAACGTAAAGACTTACCAAAAGAGTTATATGAGTTGGATATTTTAGATGGCTCGCCACCTTGTTCAAGTTTTTCAATGGCTGGTAATCGTGAAAAGGACTGGGGAAAAGAAAAGAAATTTAGAGAAGGTCAAGAGTTACAAGTTTTAGATACTCTATTCTTTGATTTTATAGATTTAGCAAAAGAGTTACAACCAAAAGTAGTAGTTGCTGAGAATGTAAAAGGGCTATTATTAGGTAATGCAATTGATTATGTGCGTAAGATATACAAGGCATTTGATGAAGCCGGTTATTATTGCCAACATTTTTTATTAAATGCTTCAAAAATGGGTGTGCCACAACGAAGGGAACGCGTTTTTTTTATTGCTTTACGTAAAGATTTATCTGGTCCTTTTATGGAGTATGTCGATATGTTTACAGAACTTCCAAAAATAGAATTAGAATTTAATGAGAAAGAAATACCTTTTAAAGATGTATATTTTAATTTAACTGATAGAACTTTAAGCGATAGATTTAAGTATGTATGGAGTAATAGAAAAGATGGAGATTTAGATTTTTCTTGTGTTATGAATAGAATTGAAAATAGACCAAATTCATATTTTGCTTATAATTTTATTTATAATAATAAAGTTCCTAATACAATTATAGCAAATGATTTAAATGTGTTATTTGATGAATGTAGACACCTAAATAAAATTGAACTTTGCAAAATTGGTTCCTATCCTCAAGATTATAATTTTTTAAAATTAAAACCTCAATATTTAATTGGTATGAGTGTCCCACCTTTAATGACAAAAAGAATAGCAGTAGAAATATATAATCAATGGTTAAGTAAGTTATGAAAAAAAGAATACGATTTATTAAAGGCGTGTTAATCCCAAAAGTATCTCAGATATATGAAGTAGATCAATTAGATATTAACTGGCATATAAAAACAAAATATAACTTTGAATCTTACACATTAATAGATGCAGAGCAATTAGATGAGATCATTTGTTTGTTGGACCAGATGTTACTCGAAAAAAATTATGATATAAACGAGAATTATTGTGAAGCCATTAAAAGATAAAGTTTGTCGAGTTTGTGAAACTAAATTTACACCATTTAGAAGCACTCAAGTAGTCTGTAATTACCATTGTTCACTAATTTACGCTAAGGAACTAAACGAAAAGAAAGAAAAGAAAGACTGGCAAAAAAGAAAGGCTAAGATGAAAAGCGACTTGATGACTTTGCAGGACTATATTAAAATTGCTCAATCTATATTCAACAGTTACATTAATCTTAGAGATAAAGGAAAAGACTGTATTAGTTGTTTTAAACCAATTAAAGGGCGTGTAAATGCTTCTCACTACTATAACGCCAACAACCATTGGAACGTTCGATTTAATGAAGATAACGTGCATAGCAGCTGCATTACGTGTAACCAGTATTTAAGTGGCAATCTTATTGAATACCGAAAAGGTTTAATTAATAGAATAGGTATTGAAAGACTTGAAAAACTTGATCAAATAGCAAACGAAACAAGAAAATTCAGTATCGATGAAGTCAAAGAAATAGCAGAGAAATATAAAAGATTAAATAAAATGATAAAATAATTACAAAAAAGTTATTTAATTAAATATTTTAACTATATTTGTAAAACGAAAGTTCTTTGACATATCGGAAAATAGGTTGTGTGGTGTAGCTGGAAGCACCTCTGTATGTAAACGCTGGAGAGCATAGGTTCGAGTCCTATCACAACCACTAATTAAAAACAAAAAGCAAATGAATTTAGAGAGCATTCAAAACCATTTTAAAGAGCAAATTGCTCTTGGTAACTATGAAGTAACAGATAAATATCAGGCTTCATTTGGTTACAAAAAACTATGGGTATCTGTATTAGTAGATTACAGGCCTTTTGTAATAGAAATAACCTTAAAAGGTAAAGTTGAACAGATAGGGGATATCACCGAGAATTATCTTCAACTTGGAACATTTAGTAACAATCAACAAGAATTAATTTATGAAAGATTTAGAGACGAAATTTAAGGGTATCACAATGAAGTTATCCGAGCAGTCAAATGAAGAGATTAAACGCTTTAAAAAGATTGCTAACTATGTAAAAGGTTATTCAGAACGTAAGCCTTTTTACACAAACAAAATGATTGAGTTATTTGCTCAGTTAAGTGATGAACAAATTATAGAACTATTAAAAGCAAAATAAAATGATTTACGGAAAATTAGCAAAAGCAAAGAAAGAAATGGGTAAAATAAAAAAGACTATGAAAAATGGTCATTTTAAAAATACCTATGCAGATATTAATAACTTATTAGAAGTTGTTGAACCTGTTCTTTTAGAAAACGGATTATTATTATTACAACCTATAATTAATAATAGAGTAGTAACACAAATAATTGACGTTGAAAGTGGAGAAAAAATAGAAAGTATTTTAGATTTAGATGGAAGTTTAAACCCACAACAAAGAGGAAGCCAAATAACTTATTACAGACGTTACAGTCTACAAAGTGCTTTAAGTTTAGAGGTAATAGATGATGATGGAAACAACGCGTCTCAAAACATTAAATCTAAAAAACAACTGATTTCAGAGCAACAATTTAATAAAGCGGTTGAACGTATTATTAATGGTGAAGTTGATTTATATTTAAAACTTAAAGAAAAATTTGAATTTACACCACAACAAATTCTTGAAATAGAAGAGATAATTAAAGCCTTAATAAATGAGCAGAGTATATGATTTTTACAGAACACCAGACCAAAGCGAAATTGAACACGAAGAAATGTTGAGTTATTTGGAATGGTATCAAGAACAAAAAGAGAAAAAAAACAAAAAGCAAAAAGAAGATGAAAACACTATATCAGATAAACAATGATTATTACGACCTAATAAGTCAAATAGAATCATTAGAGGGAGAATTAACTCTGGAGTTAGAAAGTGCCTTAGAGATCAATAAAAACGAATTAGAGGTAAAGTCAATAGCGTATGTAGAAGTGATTAAGCAAAGAGAATCATTTAACACACGTATAGATGATGAAATAAAGCGATTACAGGCATTAAAAAAGCAAAATGATAATCTTATACTACGATTAAAAAACAACCTTTTGAATGCAGTTAATTTGTTTGGTAATTTTGAAGCAGGATTTTTGAAGTTCAGCACAAGAAAATCAAAAAAGGTCGTTATTAATTGTGATATTGATGATTTACCTAAAGATTATACTAAAATTACAATTCAAAGAGAGCCTAATAAAATGGAAATAAAAAAAGCAATTGAGCAAGGTCAAGAAGTTATAGGGTGTAGAATAGTAGAAAACATAAATCTTCAAATCAAATGACACCGGAAGAAAAAGCAGAAGAATTATATTATAAATATTCAATGAAAGGACTTGAAGAAATAAAGTCAGTTTTAAATAGAGTAGTAAGAAAAAATATAGCCAAACAATGTGCAATAATTGCAGTTGATGAAATACTTGATTTAAATTTAGGTTGTAGTCATGATGAAAGCCTTTGGGATGAAGCTGAATTTTATGAACGAGTAAAACAAGAATTAGAAAAATTATGAGAGTATTATTTGAAGCAACAGAAATAAGAACAGGCGAGAAAGTAAAAGGTAATTATATATTTTACAAAGGACATAATGAACATTTTACACACGCTATTCAAGTTTTAAACGAAAATAAAGAAGTTCGTTATGTTGCAACTATTGACGAAGCAACATTAAAAATTATTCACTTAGATAAATCATTATTATGAAAAAATTAATCTTAATAGGGGCGTTGTTTCTAACGTCCTTTACTTTCAATGCTACTTGGTATGGTGAGGAATTCAATGACCAAGTTACATTTTCTGGAGAAAAGTTTGATATGAATAAAATGACAGCTGCGAGTAATCATTTTCCAATAGGCACTAAATTGAAGGTAACGAATAAAGAAAACGGAAAGAGTGTTATTGTACGAATTAATGACAAAGGAGCAATGTCTAAGTATACAATCGATTTGTCGAAAGGTGCGTTTAAACGAATAGCAGAATTAAAAACAGGAGTAATTTATGTAAAAGTTAAAGTTATAAAATAACGGACAGCGATAGGCGATGTAATTAAGGCGATTAAGTAACTAAAAATTAGAAAAGATGAATTGGATTGATATTAGAGAAATAGACAAAATTCAACCTAAAGGAAATATATTAATTTGGCAACATAACTTAAATGATGAAGAGTGTAGTAGATTTCAAAGAGCTATTCATTATAAAGAAAGTCATATAGATATTTATCCATTAACTCATAGAACTACATTTGATTTTAATGAAAATGGATTTTATGAAGGATATGATTTAGAAGGCGATTTATGTAGAGTTACTCATTTTGCTTTAATCGAAGCACCATCTAAGCCTTAATTATATTGCTTATCGTGTGTTAGTAGTAAGCGATAGCGACCTTTAGGTTACTACTAACGTTTTGCAACTATACGCACCTAAACAAAGTACGTAATTGCGTATAGGTGCTGTTAGTAGGCGTTTTATTCACACAGTAAATTTAAAAGTATATGTTAAAAGAAGTAAATAGAGAAGAAATTACAGTTGAAAATTATAGGTTAATTTTAGACAAAGAAACTCATCATAATCATATAATTATTGAAGATGAAAATGGAATTTTAAGGTGGAAAGAAAACAAAGATGTACAACACTTTCTTAAAAATATTTCTTTAAATGATTTATGTCCTCTTTTAAAGTGTTTAGGTTACGACAAAAATTCAGAAGTGTATAGAAAGTTATATAGAGATATGGGATACTCATTGAATGGTTATTGGGAAGTATTTTATTGGGATTGGAATAATGAAGATTTGGATGAGTACGTTCCAAATGCCTACTAACGGACAGCGATAGGCGATGGAAAAAGAAAACACTAATGTAAATTAAAGACGAAAAGATGATAACGATAAGTTGTAAAAATGGAAGGATTTTCACAGGTATAAATGAAGATTTTTTAGATGCAGAAACTAAATTACAAATTGCTTATTATAAGGCACAAGGTTGTATTGTAGAAACTGTAGAAAGTTTCAGATTTAATGGAGAATGTGACTGTGAACATTGTGAAAGTTTAGAACACGAATTTGAAGATTTGATAGAGCAGATTATAGACGAAGCGAACTCTTAAAGTTTTCTTTTTATATTGCCTATCGTGGGTTAGTAGTAAGCGATAGCGACCCGTTTAGGGTTAGTACTAACGGATGGCAATATGAAATCGTGCTGGATTACGAAGCACGAAACTATCGAACAGCACGAACTTAGAAACGAGAGAAAAAGAATAATAACCGCACGAAACCCAGCATGTTTTATATTGCATGTTGTGCGTAGTGCTTTAATAATCAAAACAATGGAAATATCAGTAAAAAGAAATTATGGCTATTATTTAGTTTTCAAAGCTGAAAATGTAAATGTAGAGGAAGATATAGAAGAACGCATATATCCAAAATTAGAGAATGGGAAAAATGATTTTTCAAAACCACCTAAAAGAGATATAAACACAGATGTAATTGAACAAATTGTTAGAGTATTAGACGATTTGATTGATTATAGAGAACGTGAATTTGATAGTAGTTCGTTAATTGAACGACTTTTTGAAAAACTTCCAGATGATTCAATTCAAAAACTATTATCTAAATTAAATCGGGATTATGAAGTTGAGCAGGATGTTTCTTAGCATTACGCACAACGTATCGGGGCTTGTAGCAGTAGGGGATTTATAGCACTACTGTTCAATATAGCACCAAAGCCCAATAGAAGTAATAAGGCTCAAAACTTGCACTTCTGCCCCTATTGCTACAAACCCTTGTTATGCGTTCGGGCTTTTGTTTAACGAATTAAATTTAAAAAATATGATAATAGCAATTGATTTTGATGGAACGTGTGTAACTCACGAATTTCCAAAAGTAGGAAAGGATATAAAAGCCGTTCCTGTATTAAAAGCATTAGTTGAAAATGGACACCAATTAGTCTTATTCACAATGCGAAGTGATATAGTTAATCCTACTGGTGAGGATAACGAATTACACCTTGAAAGTGGGAACTATTTAACCGATGCCGTTAATTGGTTCAAAGAAAATGAAATACCACTTTACGGAATACAAACTAATCCAACTCAACACACTTGGACTACAAGCCCAAAGGCTTATGCTCAAATGTATATTGATGATGCTGCACTTGGTTGTCCGTTAATACACGATAAAGAATATGCAGAACGTCCATTTGTTGATTGGACTGTTGTCGGTAATATGTTAAGGTGGAACGGTCTTTTAGCCTGACGCATAACGTTTTGCAAGTAAGCGATGGTGCTTACGATAAATAAATTATTAACCGAGAATGTTTCTGCACTATTGCTTACTTGCTGTTAGTGGCTGGGCTTTCTCACAAAATTAGATAAAATGGAAATATTTAACAAGCAGTCAAAATTCAATGAAAATATTTATGAAATTTTAGAAAGTGCTTTTGATAATGAAAGTCAAGAATGTATAGTTGATGAAATCATCAGAAATATTAATTTAAACGATGTTTATAAAATTTTAGAAATACTTGTTTATCAAAAACAATATGATGAAAAAAGAATTAAAAAATTAAAATTTGACATTGAATCAAAAGAAGAACATATAAAGCATTTAAAGCACTTCAAAGATAGTAGTGTAGGACTGCACGTTACTGATAAACCTATCGGTGATTTACTTCATATGTTTTGGCAAAGATCATCAGATGCATGTCCTTTAGAAATATCAGAAGCCAAAAAGCAAGAAGAACAATTTGAATACTGGATAAAGTCTATAAGTTGGGTGCTATCATAGCCTTGCCACTAACGGTAGGCGGCTTGGCGGTCGTTTTAATGCCGCCAAACCGCTGTTATATGAAGTGCCGACTTATTTACGATGAACCGCAATTGGAACACTAAACAAAAAAACAAAAAGAAAAAAAAGCGATGGCAGAAATAAAATTTTACAATATTGATTGCATTGAGTTTATGAAAACTAAACCTGACAATCATTACGATTTGGCAATAGTTGACCCACCTTATGGAATAGGTTTTAGTGATTATGAGCGTGGAAGTAGCGGAATTAAAGTAAAGGAACGATACACGAAAAACGGTAAAAAAGACTGGGATAAAGGAATACCAACAGATGAATATTTTGAGCAATTATTTAGAGTAAGTAAAAATCAAATCATTTGGGGCGGTAATTACTTTGACTTGCCGCCTACACAATGCTTCATTTTTTGGTATAAACAAAACCCTGTGCCAAATTTTGCAGATGGGGAGCTTGCTTGGACTTCTTTTAAAAAACCTGCCGTGTGTATTGATTACCGATATTATGGCAACTTACAAGGCAAAACAAGCGTGGTGGATGAAAAAACACACCCAACTCAAAAACCGATTGATTTGTATAGAAAAACATTATTGCTGTTTGCTGAAAAAGGTATGAAAATACTCGATACACACGGTGGCAGTATGACTATTGCGAGGGCTTGCGATAAAGAGGATTTTGATTTAGATATTTGTGAAATAGACCCTGAGTATTATACCAAAGGAATAGAGAAATTTAATGAATACAAACAACAAACTACGTTATTTTAAAAGTGCGGTGGCTTTTTCTTTTTGTTTTTCCTTCACGGAACTTCAATTGGAAGCGGTCGGCAAGGCATTTCATATAACTAATGGCTAATAGCCATATGTCGCATATACAACAAATAAAAAGTAATAAAAAAGTAATTTATATAAATATATTTACTATATTTGTCTAAACAAAAAGCAAAGCAAATGAAAGTTCAATTATTAGAAACCTTTGGTAATGACTTAATGGTGGTGAATGCAGCCAGAGTTAGTTACGGAAAGAAGAAAGAAGTATTTGATTTAAATGACGAAAAACTAATCAAATATTTAGTAAGTCATAAACACACATCAGTGTTTAGACACCCACAATTACAATTTAGAATAGTATGTCCTATTTATGTAGAAAGGCAATTATTTAAACACCAAGTTGGAATGAGTGCAAATAGTATCTCTGGTCGTTATGTCGATTTCTCTGATACATACACAACAATTAAAGAGTGGAGAAAACAATCAAAAGATAGTAAACAAGGAAGTGAAGGGGTAGTGAATAGTCAAGAATTATGTTCACAAATTGAAAAGAATATAATTATAAAATGCAAACAAGCATACGAAGATTTAATTTCAATGGGTGTAAGCAAAGAACAAGCGAGAAGCGTATTACCATTGAATCTAAACACTCAATTCATTTGGACGGGTAGTCTACTATCATTTATCCATTTATTTAAACTTAGATTAAAGTCGGATGCTCAACAAGAAACAAGGGAAGTAGTTGAATTGATGTTACAACAAGTAAAAGAGAATGGAAGTTTTGAACAATCATTAAAAGCATTTGAATTATGACACCACAAGAAAAAGCAGAAGCATTAATTAAAAAAATGCTATCAAAAAGTCCTAATATACAGGATGGGATATCAATAATAGATACTATACAAGCCAAACTATGTGCAATAATTGCAGTTGATGAATTAATTGAGCTTGCAAAATACACTGATGGATATTATGGGTGGGTTGATTATTACGAAGAAGTTAAAGAAGAAATAGAGAAATTATGAAAGCAAAAAGTAAAAGAGAATTAAGCCCAGTGCAGATCGATACATTAAATAGTATCTTCCAATGTTGTTTGCTATTCCAGGTTTCACTTCATAACTTAGAAAGTGTAAGTGATAGTGTAATATTTGTTAGAGAAAACAAAAGACAACTAAACAAAACTTTGAAATGGTTAGAATCAATAGTTGAAACTTTAACAGCACAATTAGATATATTTGAATCTGAGGAATATGTAAAGATTGTAGCAGAAGTAGAGAAATTAACAAAACAAGTTAAATTACAAGTATGATAAATGAAAATGAGTATTACGAGAACGTAACTCGAAAGCAATTGGTAAAGGTAATTAAAAGCGAAGATAACACCTTAACCTATAAGGTAATATATTCCGATGCTTACAATACGAAAACAGAATTCGTAAACACGAAAGTAAGGTTTAATAATATTTATTTGAAAGTGAACAACCCAGTAAATTGGTAATTATGAAAATAACAGGTGAGTTAATCGAAAAATTCGATGCGGTACAAGTTTCTGAAAAGTATTTGAAACGTGAATTTGTACTAAAAGTAAAAGAAGGTAATTACTTTCAAGAGTTACTTATACAGTTAGGACAGGACAATTGCTACTTAATTGACAGTATAAAAGTAGGTGAGCAAATTGAATGTAGCATAAATCTAAAAGGTAGGCCTTGGACTAACCCACAAGGTGTAAAAAAGTGGTTTACAACGCTCGAATGCTGGCAAGTTTCAGTACAACAAGGTACACCAGTTGCGAAGCCAGTAACATACGCGGATCTTTCTGCACCGCCAGCAGAGTCAGATGAATTATTACCATTTTAATGAATAGGCTAAGATTATACGGATGGGGGTTTAGAACTCCCATTTCTAAAAACGAACTTATAGCAAATAAGTATTTTAAAAGGTTAAGTTTAAGAAAATCAATAGATTATAAGAATGAAGAATACGATTAAAGAAAATGATATATTAGTTTGTATCTCTGACTACATGGACAATTACAGATTGATGTTTGAAAAGGGTAGGGAATATGTGGTGCAACAAACAGAAGATTATATGTGGTTAACAAGTGAATTCATCCAAGGTCACGAACTAAACGAAAACTTATTAAAATACTTTAAACCAAAAGAAGAAAAGAAAGATCCGATAGTAGAAAGCGTAGTTAATAAATTCCTTGAGCGTTCAAAGGTAGGTATTGAAAAGTATGGCACTACTTTAAACGACAATAACAAAGACAATTTCATTACTCATGCTATGGAGGAAGCGATGGATTTTACTTTATATCTTCAGAAACTACAAAGCCAACAAAAAGAAAGCATAATACAAAAAGTAAAAGATTTTAATAAGGCTTTTAAAATTCCTTACAGTATAGTGCCAGTGTTAAACAAAGATGAAAGATTGCTACGCTTTAAATTAATGCAAGAAGAAAACACCGAGTATCTTGAAGCCAAAACAATAGAAGACGTTGCGGACGCTTTAGGGGATCAGTTATATGTTTTGGTAGGTACAATACTTAAACATGGATTACAAGACGTTATATTTGATGTTTTCAACGAAATTCACGAATCTAATATGTCAAAGTTAGAGAATGGAAAAGCATTACACAGAGAAGACGGTAAGATACTAAAAGGTAAAAACTACTTTAAACCGAATCTAAAGCAATTCTTTAATAAATAATGGAGAAAGACTTACTATACAGATTTTTCAGATGGTTTCAATTACACGGCGAAAAGTATACTCATAAGTCAATTGAAGAAATGATTGATATTTATTTAAAAGAAAAGGAAAATAATTAGTATATTTGACACGCTTTCGCTTTTGCTTTTTTCCAGCCAGCCCTAACATTAATTTGTTAGGGTTTTTTATTATATTTGTGATATGAAAGTAAAACTTAAGCCAAAATACCATTTAATCTACATTGAGTCGGATTTTTATAACGGAGGAATAGAAATAATTTATTATTTGAATTAGTATGAAAGCAGAAGAAAAAGCAAAAGAATTGTTTAATAAATACTGTTATGCAATAAGAACAGAAGAAACCGATAGCGGTTATTTTACAAATGTAATATATGCCAAACAATGTGCAATAATTGCAGTTGATGAGTTAATTGAATCTACTTTGCCAAGTTGTGAGTTTGGTGGAGAAATTAATAATAATACTATTGAATATTGGATTGAAGTAAAAAACGAATTAGAGAAATTATGAAATACGAAATATTAGCCCTTTTCACGAGTGTAATACTACACCATGAGTTAAACATAGGTTACTATCTTAGAAAGGTCACAGGAACGAGAATAAGCAAACCAATTAAACCATTAGATTGCTTCCCTTGTTTTACCTTTTGGATTAGTCTACCTTTTGGTTTATTTTTAAATGATTTATATTTACCTTTAACAACGTTTTTAATAGCAAAAATATATGATAATATCGCAAAATAGTCTGGAGTCTTACGAAAAGATAAAAGACAAACAAAACGAATCTAAGTTGTCAGATAACGAATTCTTACTTTTAAATGAAGTATATTCAGAGATAACGAAAAGACCAATTACTAAAGGGTGTAATAACTGTCTACTTTCTGCATGGAAGATTATAGAGAATTGGAAAGTTAGATTTTACGAAGAAACGAAATCAAAGTATTCAGTAGAACAACCAAAGAAAACAAGAACACGTAAACCAAAAGCATAAAGCAATGGGACGAACAAAGCTAATAGAAACACCTGAAATGCTTTGGCAAATATTCAAAGAGTATAGAGACTATACAAAGAGTAGACCAAGAACAAACCATGTGTTTGTAGGTAAAGACGGAAACGATGCAAGGCAAGAACTTGAAAGGCCACTAACAATGGAAGGGTTTAGAGTGTATTGCTTTGAAAATCATAGTTGTGTAAAACAATATTTTGATAATCCAGATAAAAGATACAACGATTATATTACTATCTGTTCGTATATAAAGGACATAATTAGACAGGATCAGATTGAAGGTGGTATGGTAGGACAATACAATCCAAGTATTACACAACGATTAAACGGACTTACCGAAAAACAACAAATAGAGCAAACTATAATCGAGAAATTCGATTTTGATGGCAACGATTAAAGGATATAAACCCCACGAAAAGCAGAGACTAATACATCACTCGATAAACAACGAGCCGTATAAGTATTACGTTTTAAATATAGGTAGGCAGTTTGGAAAGACCATGTTAGGTATTAACCAGATGCTTTACTGGGCGATTAACCACAAAGGTTGTAATATTGCATGGGTTACTCCGATATACAAACAATCAAAGAAGGTATTTGACGAAATGGAGGGCGTAACAGCACGAAGTGGACTCTTTCAATACAATAGGTCAGATTTAACGATTACGGGCTTAGGAAGTAAGATACAATTCTTTTCTGGTGAACGTCCTGACAATATTCGTGGTAATACATTCGACTATCTTATAATCGATGAGTATGCTTTTACACGTGCTGAGTTATGGAGCGAAGTTCTTTCAGCAACTGTATTAGTAAAAGGCAAAAAGGTTATATTCATATCTACTCCAAAGGGTAAGAATCATTTTTATAAGATGAGCTTACAGCCTAACTACGATGAGAGATATAAGTACTTTCATTATACGTCTTTCGACAATCCTATGATTGATCCAAACGACTTAGAAGAAAGGAAACGTAACCTACCAAGCCACATATTTGAACAGGAGTATTTAGCGAAGTTTATAGACAATGCGAGTGGACTATTCAAGAATGTAGATAGTTGCGTATTTGAAGGTACAGAAAACAAAGGTAACTTATACGGAGGGTTAGATATAGGTAGAGCGGATGACTATACAGTGCTAACAATCTTAAATTCTAACTATGAAATGATATACGTTAATCGTTGGAGGCACTTAGAATGGTCAAAGATAATAGATGAGGTTTCAGAGGTTATAAAGCATTATAATGCTAAGGTAATGGTTGAGGTAAATAACCAAGGCGATGTATTCTTTGAGATGCTCCAAAATAGAATATATAATCATGTAGAACCTTATGTTACTTCGGTAAAGTCTAAGCCTATTATGATTGAGGATTTATCGGTATTATTCGAAAATAAAGAAATAAAAGTATTAAATCAAAACTGGCTAATAGATGAACTAAATGCTTTCACTTATGTGTACAATGAGAAAACAAGGAGAGTGCAATACGGCGCACCTCAAGGAGTACATGATGATGGTGTAATGAGTTTAGCGTTAGCAGTGCAATCAATTAAAACAATAAGCAATGGGTATTTTGAAGTATATTAACATAAAAGCACCGAAGTCAATGAATGACTTAAGGATTGAACATTTACAAGCATTGACGAATCAAAAGTTTACAACAGGTAACTTAGACTTAAAAGATATAATAGACTTTCTAAGCGTGCTTACAAGTGGTACAGTAAACGAATTAAAGAAAGTTAATATATCGGAGTTAAAAGATATTTACGTACACTGTATAGGCTTATTTGAGAATTACAAGGTAACAGAACCAGAGAAAGAGATTGAAGTACTTGGACAAAAGTATGAGTTAGTAGACCCGAAAAAAGTTGGTGTTGGTTGGCACATTGATGTATCTAACTCAGATATGCAAACGAATCCCGCAAGGTTAGTGGCTTTGATGTACATTGAGAAAGGTACGAACTACGGAGACTTAGATGCTAACGGGAATATGATGTACTCGAATCAAGAAAGGGAAAAGATATTTAAACAGCATTTACCTTTGCCTATATACTTGAATGTGGTTAGTTTTTTTTTGCGACAATCAATCGTATTAATCGAGAGTTATACGGGGAGCCAAAAGAAGACGAAACTAAGATTGATAAAAAATCTACTCGCTATACGTGGGAGAAAGTGATACACTTTTTAAGCAAAGAATATAACACAAGTTGGGAAGACATAGTAAAATGGAACGTTTATAAATTCAATCATAGACTAAATTTTATTAATTTTGAGAAACAACAAGAAATAAAGACAATACAACGTGGCAGTAGAAGTTGATGTAGTTAATAATATTGATTTTGGGGAGGCTGAAAGTATATTATCTAATACTTCTAATAGTCCTTTGTCGCAACTATTATTAGACTTAACAAATGAGTTAATTGTTGACTTACGAAAAGAATTAGTAAAGAGTCGAGCAAGTGGCAATTTAGAGCAATCAATTGTACCGAGTAAAATAAATCCAGAAAGTATTGAGGTAACCGCACCGTATTATTGGAAATACATAAACTACGGGGTAAATGGTACTATAATAAATAGAGGCGCACCAACTCACGGTCAAGCACCTAAAACTGGTTTGTCTTTTCATGATGCTATTAAGAAATGGATTTATGATAAAGGTATTCCAATTCCACAAGGTAGCACTCATGATGGACTTGCTTATGCTATCCAAAAGAGATTAGTTACAAATGGTATTGAGGCAACTCACTTTTATGATAAGGTTGTTACACCTCAAAGAGTAGAAGAAATGAGTAAACCAATTTCAGCATTAATTAAAGAATCTATTATAACGATAATTAAAAAACCAACTACATGAGTATTAGTATTACACAACAACCAGCGTATGCAACGCCTTCGGATAATCCTGTTATATTTGGATTTAAACAAACCATAAGCGGTAAGTTTAACATGTCATTTGTTATCGATGTGCTTGTAAGTGGTAGCGTTGGTAGGTATGAAGTTTATCCAGAAGATATAGATGCAACTTATTGCTATGGTAAAATAGATGTGAGTAACATAGTCGCTCCTTATATACCTACTCAATTTTTAAAGCCTATTACTTCAGCAACTATTTTTGATCCAGATGGTTATAGATTTATACAAGTTCAAGTGTACGAAAAGTATTCAACAACTATTGACGGTATTCCCGAAATAGATGCAAGTGCGACGAGTAATGAGATAGGAGTGTTTAAAGGTAAACTTTCACGAAATGAGTTTTTGAGTTGGGACTATACAGATTATAAAAAGGGTGCTTTAAAACAATTATTAACAGATAAATCCTACTATACCAGTCTATTTAGCATATACAACCAAGGTTTAAAAAAAGAGGATAGTTTGTCATTCACATGGATAGACAACACGACGATAGATACACCTGCAAATTACAAAGTAAAATATTCATATTATAACGGTGTTTCACTCATTACAACTTATGAAGAAACAATAACAACTGCCAATCAAGGTTTATTGGGTTCGATATATTTCAACTTAGATAATCACGTTGCTTTATCATATCTAACAAGTGGACAGGCTACAAGTTGTACAAGTGTATGGGTGTTTTTATTGGATACCTCTGATAATGTTATATCTCCTTTAAGCATTATTACTTTCGATACTACTTGCTTTTATAATGGTGCTAACTTAAGATTTATGAATAAGTTTGGAGCGTATGATAATTATCTATTCACTTATAATAAACGATATTCTGCAAGCGTAAAAGCGTTCGAGTTTGAACGTTCTCAAGGCAGTTGGGACAATGGTACTTATTCTTTGAGTAAGACTAACACGGGTCGTTTAAACTATCTAAAACAAACAACAAAGAAATTAGAACTTAGTTCCGATTGGTTAGACGAAACTACTCAAAATTGGTTAACTCAATTATATGATAGTCCTGCGGTTTATATTAACGAGGGTACAGAAGATGAAAGCGTAGTTGTGGTTAATTCAAGTTACCAAATTAAACAGGATAAACACGACGAGTTATTCAATGAGATAGTTGAGATTGAATTTACACCAGAAAACTCAATAAGAATATGAATAGTAAATTAATCGTAAATGGCACAGAACTTGATTTATCTGAGAATATAGCCGTACCATTAAACTTGTCAATAAGTGACGTTAAAGAGCCTGAGAAACGCAAAAGGAGTTATTCTAAATCTATTAAGTTAGAAGGTACTTCAAACAACATGGCTTTCTTTTTAAGTGCTTACTCTTTAAGTATGGATGTTGAAAATAGTTCTAACGTATCTTTTGATCCTGCTATCCGTAACCCTTGTGAGTTTTATAAAAATGATTTGCTAATATTCAAAGGTAAATTGAAACTAAACGAGGTAATTATTCAAGATAAGAATTACTACTTTGATTGTACTTTGTTTAGTGATGTAGTAGATATATTCACGAAATTAAAAGATAAGAAGTTAAACGAGTTAGATTGGTCGGAATACAATCATAATTTAACACGTTCAAATGTTGTTAATAGTTGGGTATCTGGAATAAAACTAAACGGAGTAGATAATAGAAATTTTGGCGCTGATGATTACGGGTTTCAACCTAAATCATACGGTTATATTTATCCTATTGTAGATTATGGGTTTCAAAAACCCAACAACAGTCCGACTACATTTAGAACAAATCAATTGTATCCGTTTATCTATGTTAAAGAGGCACTACAAAAGATTTTAAGCGATGCTTTGCAAGACGAGAATATAGAGGTTGATTATACTACTTCATTCTTTACTAACGCTAATATGCAAAAGTTAATCTATGGTTATGGTGGCGGTGAACAATTGAAACTAAATAACGAGCAATTAAATGATATAAAAGTATTAGTTGAAGATATAAATTACGATAATAATAGAGTCGCTAATTCAAACGGAGTTGGTTGTTATTATTATAGGTATGAATCAAAAATTTTAAATCCTGGAATAACTAATACTGGAGTAATTACTCAAAACGTAAATAAAATACAAAAAGGAACAAATAATTCTTATTACATAAAAACAAATCAAAAAGGATTATACAAATTGCAAGTTAGCGTTAGCGTAACTGTAACTTGTGCAACATCTAATAGTAATCCAAACCAACCGAGTGGAATATCGGTGCAAGTTTATAATGATAAAAATTGGAATCAAAAAACAGAATTTTTCCCTGTTAGTGCGAATGAAAGCAAAAACTTTGTGTTTTCAGTAAATATAGATGCACAAGCAGGAAATCTTTATCAAATAAATTTAGTTACTGCAATTAATACTTTTGCTCAAACAACTATAAATGTTAATTATACGGATATAGATATTTCTTTAACTGCTGATGCTAATAATGTATTAACAGACAATTCGATTGTTAGAATTAACTCATCAATTCCAGATATTAAATGTTCAGAGTTCTTAAAGGGTATAATGAACTTGTTTTATGCTTATATGAGTGATCCAATTTACGACCATTTAACAAACAAATCGACTATCTACATAGATTCATTCATAAACTACTACGAAAACGCTTCTGTGTACGATAATTGGACAGATAAAGTTGACTATCAAAGAGAAATTACAATACAAAGTAATTCACTTGTTGAGGGTAGTAATTATATATACAAATTTAGTGATGAGAAAGACTACTTTAACGCAAAATATAAAGAGTTAACAGGCTTAAATTATGGGGAAAAATCAATACAATTAAGCACATGGGCAAGTGGAGATGTTAAATTTGAACTACCTTTTAATACTTATGTGCCTTTTAAACAAGAAAACACAGATATTATTTACACTAAAATCATAGATCAATCAATAGATAACAACGGGAATACAACTATTAAGCCTTATAAGGGTAAAGGAATGCTTACTTTTTACAATGGTATTCGAGGCGGAGATATAACGATCATGAATAGTAACGATGATGATAATACAAAGCCTTTAGCATATCCATTTTTACACCACATAAGATATAAGAATAATCTAAATTTCGAACCTTTGTTTGATTTACATTTTAGTTCGAGAAATTATACGTTTGACGGGTTACAAGTAATCCCTAATCAAAACACTTTTGATAACTACCATGCAAAGTTTGTAAACGAAATAACGTCGCAAAATTCTAAATTGTTATCTTTATACTTGAATTTAGATTACAAAGATATTCACGACTTAGACTTTAGTAAATTGAAAATGATTGACGGTATACTATACAGATTGAATGCGATAAAAGATTTTGATTCCGATGCTTACGGTACTACTCAAGTTGAACTATTAAAATATTTAGGTTAATGGCTTCAGGTACACAAACAATACCCTACAATGAAGATTATTCATTAATGATTTATCAAAATGATATTTCAACAAATGACACTTATATTACCATAGATATGAGATATTCGTTGGCTGGTTTAATCGGTTCGAATGATACTTATACAGGAGAGTTTAACACGGATTTAATAGTAGACTTTAGTGGTGTAAATAACACTGTATCGAAAGAGTGTAAAGATTTAGTGTTAGCAACCTATTCCGACTGGTATTGTCCAAGCATAGACGAATTGAATGCTATCTATTACGCTGGTTATACTGTAACGGGTTATGACTTTTGGAGTTCAACAGAAGTTACTTCGACAACCGCTAAATCATTAAACACAACGACAGGAGCAAATCCAAATAGCACTAAAACAACATTCTACGCAACTATTCCTGTTAGAAAGGTATATTTAAATGATGTAATAACGATTGAAAGAATGAACCTGACGAGTATTAACGCACCTATATTAAATGGTGGTGTGAATAATGCTGATGAGGACGTTTATAAAATGTTAGGGGGAATAAATGGTATAAGTAAAAATTCTAAAATAATGACAAATGAGTGATGAAACAAGAAGAATAATAATTAAGAAAGGGGCTGGAGTGCCTACTATTCCAACGTCTAACGACCATAGAGACGGGTCATGGTTAGCGACTGATATTTATGAAGGTGAGTTATATTTAGACACGGTAACAGGATTAAACTATACTCGTTATGATAGCACAATTGTAGATTTATTCCCTTCATCTTCTGGACTTGCAGGCAATGAATTTGTGTTTGTATTTTCAAAGTTAGATTTACCAACGCCTGTGAGTGGTGTAATTACATTAGTTGACAATTATACTTACTTTATAACAAAGACTATTGACTTAACAGGTGATCGTTTAGTAGGTGGTGTTAATAGTGTAATCATAGGAGGGTCTTCTGAAAACTGTATTTTAAAAAGTACTGGTTTAAGTTCATCTACTGCATTGATAACGTCGGTTTATTCTTTGCCTATGAGAAATATAACTATAACTCATGGTACTGCTTTAAATTTGGACGGTGACGGTACAACAACCGCACTTGATTGGTTTGGAGTTAATTTTACAGATTGCGCTACTGTAGGAACTATTAAAGATTACACAAACTTTGTGATGAGTGATAGTGCTTTTTTGAATAGTGGTAACCTAACATTTGACGGTACAATAGGAACTATCGGAATGAGTAATTGTTTATTTGACTGTGCGAGTACTTCAACTGCTTTAATACTTCCGAGTACTCTAACTGTATCGAGACGTTTCAGGATTATTTATTCGTCTTTTGTTGTGCTAACCGGTGAAACAGGTATAAACGTAAATGCAAGCGCTACAATATCGAGCGAAAGATATATTTTAGATACTGTTAATTTCTCAGGTGGTGGTACTTATTTGGCTGGCGTGTCTTATACAGATAACAAGGCTTTATTTGTCAATTGTGTTGGTATTACAAACACTTCTACTAAGGGATTCATGTACATGCTTAATAACACTACAGATACAACTATCGGAGTTGCTAACGTGAACACATGGGTAAAAGCAACAGGAACGACAACAACAGGGACGAACTCGAAATTTACACATACAACAAATAGACTAACGTATAATGGTGCTTTTACAAATTCATTCTTAGTAACCTTAAATGCAACTGTTAGAAGTGCGGGTACAAATCAAAGTATAAGTATTGGAGTGGCTAAAAATGGAACTATAATAACTGAAAGCGAGGGTATAGTTAGAACAGCAACGGCAAACGTAGAACATGGGGGTAGCACTCAAGCGGTATTAGAAATGGTTGCAAACGACTATATAGAATTGTTTGTTAGAAATACAAGTTCAACAGATATTCGAGTAACAGATTTTAACTTTAACGTTGTAAAAATACCAGTATAATGGCACAAGAAGAAATAATATTTAAAGTCGGAGTTGACACAGGCACCGCTAAAAGTGATGTTGACAAAGTAGGGGATTCAGTTGAAAACGTTGGTAAGGAAACTAAGAAAACTGCTGGTTCGTTTACTTCTTTAAGAAAGGAGTTAAAAGACCTAACTATCCAACTTCAGAATTTAGACCCAGCAAGTAAAGAATTTGAAAAGGTAGCACAAAGGGCTGGTCAAATAAAAGAACAAATGCGTGGAGTTGCTGATGCAATTAACGATGCCGATCCAGAAGTTTTTGGTGGTAAATTCCAACGTACTGCAGAGGGTATTGCTGGAGCATTCTCCGCTGTAACAGGCGCACAAGCGTTATTTGGTCAACAATCTGAAGAGATTGAAAAGCAAATGTTAAAAGTTCAAGGTGCTATTGCTTTAACGCAAGGTATTAGTGCAATGAAAGAGTTGCGTAATGACTTTGGAGATTTAGCAACTATGATTAAAGGCAAGGTTGTAAGTGCTTTTGGTTCGTTAAGAAGTGCTTTAATATCAACAGGTATAGGTGCTTTAGTTATTATTATAACAAGTATTATAGCGAATTGGAATGAATTTTCATCTGCTATAACTAAATCTTTTCCAGCACTCGCAAAAATTGGAGCGTATTTCAACAACATAAAACAAATAGCAAGTGGTGTTATAAATGGATTAATTGAAGGTTTTAAAAGTGTAGGGAAAATAATGTTAGATTTATTAACAGGCGATGTATCTTCAGCGTGGAATGAGGCTAAAAATTTTGGTTCTAACGTATCTAAGGCTTATAACCAAGGGTATGCAGAAAAAGATAAAGAACTTAAAACAAAACATTATATAGAAAGCACTAAGCAACAATTAGACCTTATGGAGGCACAAGGTAAAGATGTTAGTAAAAAACGCTTAGAGTTACTAAAAAAAGAACTTACCTTACTTAAAAAAGGCAGTGAGGATTATAACGCTAAGTTAGTAGAGATTGAGACCCTTAGAACATCTATAAAACAAAAACAGGCTGATAAGCAAAAAGAAATTAATGCTAAATCAAAAGAGAATGAAGAAAAAAACGAAGCCGAAAGATTAGCAAAACTAAAAGAGAGACAGGAACTTCAAAATAAAATTAATGATTTAACTATTGCTAACATTGAGGATACAGATACAAGAGAACTTTTGGCACTTAGAGAAAAACACCGAAGAGAACTTGAAGAAATAACAGTACAATATGGTAAGAAAAAAGAATTTTCTGAACTTGAAAAGAAATTAAAAGAAAATCAAAACAAAGAAGAAAAGGCACTAACAGACAAACAAAAAGCCGATAAAAAAGAACAAGAGGACAAAGATGAGGCTGAACGATTAGCAAAAGAAAAGGCTAAAAAAGACAAAGAAAATTTAGACAAACGTTCACAACTTGAGGCAGAGTTAATTAGGGCAGAAGAAGATTTTAACTTAAAACAACAAAAAAGAATTGAACTTGAGAATTTAGACTATGAACAAAAGAAGTCTAATACAGAATTAACAAATGGTGAGTTAGAGTTACTAAAAGCACAACACGAGTCTAATATCAATGCTATCAATGATGAGTCAGCAGAACGCCAAAAACAAACTGATTTAGCATTACAAGAGTCTAAAAAAGAATTAATGAATGCGGTGGGTAGTATCTTTGGTGAACTTGCTGGAATGTCTAAACAAGCCTCTGCAGTTCAAAAGGCTTTTGCTATTACACAGGTTGCTATTGATACGGCAACGGCTTTATCTGGTTTAACTTCTATTTCATTTAGCCCTACGAATGGGGACAATATAGTTAACCCACTTGGTCCATACATTAAACTTGCTACGGGTACTGCAAAAATAATTGCTAACATGTCGAGAGTAAAATCAATATTAGGAAGTGGCGTAAGTGTACAACCGCCAACAGTAGGAGGACCAAACGCTAATTTAGGAGTAGGTGCAAATAGTGGCACACAAGGAACGCAAACAAACGTACAAGCCCAAAGTACCTATAAGGTAGTAGTTGTTGACTCAGATATCACTAAAATGCAAGAAAAGACGAAAAAAACTGAATTAATTTCAACTATTTAAAATCTAATCATTAAATTTGACTAAAATCTAATCGAAATGTTACCTTTTTTTGAATTAGTTGTAAACGAGAACGATGAAACAGGAGTTGATTTTAACTCTTTTGTTTTACGACCTGCACATAATAAACCTTATTTCGCTTTTAATAAGGACGTAAAAGAACACTTTGTTTTTAATGAAGAAAAGAGAATTGTGACAGGTGTAATGATTAGTGCAAACACACCTATTTATAGGTCTAATCCTGATCGTTACGTATTGTTTAAACCTAAAACTATTAAGGTTATTAGAGAGAAAAATAAGAAGTTAGGTTTTGCAAACAACGTGAATATTGAACATGACTCAAATAGGGTTGTTGAAGGCGTTAGAATGCTATCTGATTACATTATTACCGATTTAAAACAAATACCTAAACAATTTGCTGGTTTTAATTTACAAGTTGGAACCTGGATTCGTTCTTACAAAGTTGACAATCCTACAATTTGGAACGATATTAAACGTGGAAAATTTAGTGGGTATAGTGTTGAAGGCTTATTTGAGCAAATAGAACTTAAACTAAAATAAATAAATATGAACAAACAAGTAAAATCTATTTTCGATTTCTTTAAAAAAGAAGAGGAAGTAAAGATTGCATTTTCAGAAGTTCAAACAGTTGACGGTATCACTTTATTCTATGAAGGTGACTTGGCTGTAGGAACTCCTGTTTTTGTATTGGATGCTGAAAACAACCAGATTCCTGCTCCAGAAGGTGACTTTCAAGTTGAGTATGAAGAAAAGGTATGGGTTGTATCTGTAGATGTAAACGGTGTTATTACTGCTTTAGAAGAGGTAATGACAGAGGAAACTCCAGAAGAAACATTTGCGCCTGAAATGATGTCTAAACAAGAGTTTTCATCTATGACTGAAAAAATCATTAATGATATTGATGAGAGATTCAAAGCATTAGAAGACAAATTCAATGAATTGGCAAATGTAAAAGAGTCTAAATTTAAAGACGAAAGAAAAAAAGTTGAAGAGTTTAAAACTTTGACAGTAAAAGAAATATTAACTAAAAAATAAAAAAACAAAATGAAATTACAAAAAACACTTAAAGAAAAATTTGGATACGATGTATCAGGATTAGCAGCGTGGAAAGACAACAAACTTCCTAACATCACTGCAGATTTATTATCAACTTCTACTTTCCTTGACAAATTAATGTTAGAAGAGGGTGTGAAAGGTTCGAGAGAGATTGCTTTATTGTCTTCATCTGTTGCTTTACAGGCTAAAGCAGCGTGTACACCTTCACCTGATGGTTCTGTAGTTTTCACGGAAAAAGTTTTAACTACTAAGGCTTTATATATGGGTCTTGAGTTTTGTAACGAAACTTTAAACACTAAAATGACTCAGGTGTTAAATGCTTTAGGTATGAAGAACCAAGAAGGACAGTTACCTGCATCACTTGAAACTATCTTAATGGCATACTTGACTAAGATGTTACAAAAGAAAGCAGAAAGAATTATCTGGTTAGGTGACACTACTTCTTTGGATCCAGATTTAGTACATTTCGACGGTTTAGTTAAGACTTTAAAGGCTGATACTGCTGTATTGAAAACTACAACTACTTATGCTACTATTACATCTACAAACGCGTACGATGCAGCTTATGAAGTTTTCACTAAAATCCCTGCAGAGATTTTCGACAACCAAATGGATATTGCTCTTTACACTGGTCGTACTGAGGCTTTAAACATTATAACTGCATGGAATACTTCTAATCCATACGACAGAATTCAACCAGTTAACGAAGGTGGTGCTTTAAGATTCACTTTACCACAAACAAACGTTGAAGTGTTGACTGTACCTTCTTTGGATGCGTCAAACGAAATCTTTGCTGTGCCTGTATCTTTAGTATTCTTAGGTACTGATTCAAGAGAAGATGAAAACTTTGATATCAAATACGATTCTTATAATGAGAAATTGAAAGTTGATACTTCTTTCAGATTAGGAGTTCAATATGTATTCCCACAATACTTTGTAAGAGTTAAAAGGGCTTAATTATTAACATAGGGTAGTTTAGGCTACCCTTTTAAAACTTATATATATGTGTGAAATTTTGAGTGGCTTTGGAGCCTTAAATTGCGATTCGAGCGGTGGCGTTAACAAATGGTTTATAGGCTCATTGAGAGATGAAACAACAGGAGCTGCGAACTTTACCTACACAAGAACTGCAGGAGAAATTACTGCAATGGCAAATGTAGGTGCAAAATTGTTTTATGAGATATTGGTAGATGCTGAAATGTCAGATTTCACAGTTGCGTCTATTGGAACACGTGAAAACGCTTCAACAGGTTTTGATATTTCTGGAACTATTAAACTTGCTGGTAATACAGCTGATAATATAGATCAATTTGAAAGCCTTGTTAAAGATCGTTTATGTTTAATTGCAGAATTGAACGATGGTTCGAGAGAAGTGTTAGGAATTGATAAAGGGTTAAAATTCACTGTATCACGCACTTCAGGTCTTAAGTTTGAAGATGCTAACATGAATACTTTAACTTTCACAGGGAGAGAAACTAAAAACGCGCCGAAAATATCAGGTGCAATAGTTACAACTTTATTATCTTAATAAACATTAATTAGGGGCTTTAAGTAGCCCCTTTTTTATTCTGTAAAATGCAAAAAGAACATATTGACGAGATTTTAAACAAAATGTTTGAAATTAAAGAAGAAAAAGGCGAAAAAATTATTACTTTTATTGACTCAAAGAAAACAAATGTTAAGTCTAATAGAAAAAGAAAGTCTAAATCAAATAGCACTAACTCTAACGGAGAAATCTGATTCAGAATTAGCAGTTAATTGGTTGTTTAGATTCGTAAATGAACAATCAAAAAAGGAATATTTTTGTTTTTTAACCGACTTAAGCACAAGCCCTAAAAGATATAACCTATTTAACCTTTACGAAGGCACGGATATAACATTACCTTTGGGGGATTATACGTATTTTGTTTACCAAAAGACGGTATTAAATGAAGATTACACGACTGGAATTGAATGCGAAACAGGAAAAGCACGAGTTTATGAAGATGAAACAATTACACCAACATATACGAATACAACTACTATAATAAATGTCTATGAGTGATCAATATATATTTAGAGAGGCAAGTGTTCCTTTGCCAATAGAAAATCAAAAAAGAGGTGAAACTCATATATCTTGGGGTGAAAATAACCTTTATCCTCAATTTTTAGTATCTCTATACTATAACAGTTCTATACACCAAGGAATTGTAAACTCTAAGGTGAAATATATTGCTTCAAGTGGTTTAGATTCAGATTCAACAGACAAAGCGAAATGGGAACTAATTAAAAAGAACGGTAACGCTCCTTATTCATTAGATGAGATTGCTGTAATGTTAGCGAATGACCAAGAGATATTAAATTCATTTGCGGTTTTATTCAAGAAAAATCCTATCAGTAAATTTTGGGACGCTCACCACGTACCAGTTGAATTGATTAGAAAATCGTCAAACGAAGAGTATTACGAATATTCAGAAAACTGGAAAGAAAGAAATCAAAGCGAAGAAAAGACTGGTTATAAACTAATCAAGTCGATAGATTTTTTAAGTTTACAGGATAAAGAAGTATTATTATACGTAAGTGCTAAATCTAAACAGCATTTAGTTGACGATAAAACAAAGCAATTAACTAAATCGGTATATCCTATTCCTTCTTATTCTGGGTGTATTAGTTCTATTTTGGCAAGCGTTGAAATGAACTATTTCAGATATTCAGAAGTTGTAAACGGCTTTAAAGGCGGTACTATAATAAACGTACCAACAGGTGAACCTAACAACCAAGATGAGAAGAAAAAAATTGTCGCTAAATTAAAGGGTGAAAGTTCTGACAGAGATAAACAAGGTGGAATTGTAGTTACTTTTAGTAAGTCTCAAGAAACAGCTCCAAGTGTTGTTCAAATAAATGGTAATAACTTAGATCAAAGATACCTATTAACTCAAGAAAGTATAGTAGATGAGATTATGGTAGGTCACTCAGTGATTAATCCTGCTTTATTTTCGGTGAAAACAGCCGGTCAATTAGGCGGTACTGCTGAGCTTGAAACGGCTTATTCGATATTTATGAATAATTACGCTCAAGATAGGCAAAAGACTATTACAGACGCTTTGGAACACGCTCATTATACGCTTAATAATTTTTATGGTACTATATTTTTTATACCGAAACCTTTACAATTAACACAACAAGTTGAAAGTAAGTCTCAAATTGCTGATACTATTGACAAAATGAGTCCTTTATTAGCAACTTCTGTGTTAGCCAACTTAACTATCAATGAACAAAGAGCATTGGCTGGTTTACCTCCAATTGTAAATGGGGATGTATTACAAGGTACACGACAGGCGTTCAGTGAAGTAGACGAGAACGTTGTTTTAAGTTGGTTCAATGAAGTCGGAACTACTGAATATAAAGAAATATATTCTCAAGAGATGAAAAGTTTTGAGAACTTAGATATGAGCGAAAAAGAACTACTTTCTAAATACAAATTTGCTGATACTTTAAGTGATGACCAAAACAGAATTATCGAGTTAATCAATAACGGAGAAAGTTATGGAGCAATAGTTAAAGCAATTGATAAGGGTGCTACTTATGTAAGTAAACAATTAATCGAACTTGAGAAATTAGGAATGATTAAAGGCTTTGAACTTACACCACAAGGTAAGTCTAACGTTGGGAATGTAGATTTTAGAGTAGTTTACCAATATAGAGAAAGAACAGACGCACCGCCTTTAAAAGGTGAAAGTCGACCATTTTGTAAGGCTTTATTAGCATCTAAAAAAGTATTCACACGCGAAGAAATAGATATGATTACAGCACGTTTAAAATCTGCTGGTATAGATAGAAATGTTTGGGAATATAAGGGAGGCTGGTACACTAACCCTAATACAAAGGTACATACACCTTCGTGCAGACACACTTGGTTTACCGTGGTTATAAGTAATTAATAAACAGTAATATGGCTCATTTAATATCAACAACAAACCTTAAGAAACTAAGTTACATTAGTTCAAATGTAGATGATAGTTTAATTTCTACTTTAATCACACGTGTTCAAGACACTGTATTAGAGTCGATTTTGGGAAGTCAATTATTTAACCACTTATTAGATGCGGTTGATAATGATACTTTAAATGCAAATGAAGAAATACTATTGAACAAATACATTAGTCCTTGTTTGGTTGCATCTGTAGAAGTAAGGGCAGTTGAAATGACTACTTTGGAATTAAGACAAATAGGATTAAGCAAGGTAAGTTCAGAAGGTGTAAACAATGCCTCAGAAAGCGAAATGAATCGTTCTATTAACACTTTAAAGAAAGACTATAACTTTTATAGAGAAAGGTTAGTAAGGTTCTTAAAATTGAATTATACGCTATTTCCAGAGTATGGTAGTTATTACAGTTACCTTTACCCTTGTGATGATTCTTTAGGTGAAATTAAACCAGATAATGGAGGACCAGATATTAACGTTGTATTTGCATGATAACTACAATTAACATATTAGAGAAAGAGTTTGAAGAAATTCAAAAGGCTCACTATCAATTAAACTCGTTTTACTTTGGTGAACTTAATTTAGCACTCCAAAACAGGTCTTTGCTTTATCCATTACTTGCTATTGACTACAATAGTGGCAATATAAACGAATTGAATACAAACATTCAGTTTGTAATGGTTATTGCTGATAAGGTGTATAAAGATAATTCAAACCTTGTTGAAACTAAGTCCGATACTTTACAAATATGTAGGGATATATTCAATGTTTTAAAGAAGTCAAAACGTTGGAGTTCTATTGGTCGTGTATCAAATGGTAATATAACCGCATTTGTAGAAAGAGGTAAAGATGAGATTGCAGGACACGTACTTACTTTCTCGTTAGAGATTAGAGATTCAAACGGAATTTGTAATCTACCTTTAAATGGGTATGACTTTGGAGGTGGTATTTCTATAGGTTGCGACCCAGCGACTATTGTTAATTCAAACGGTACTTATACCTATATTGTAGCAAGTGGAACTACATATACGCTCCCAGATATGGATTTTGAGGTAAATGTAAATGGAAATTATAAAGAATTAGTAACTTTAATAACCTTAGATAATTAATATGGCAAACGAGATTAATATTTATGTGAATAAGACTGATTTAGGATTAGATCAAGTCGATAATACAAGCGATTTAGATAAACCAATTTCAACAGCCACGCAAACGGCTTTAAATGGTTATGAAACAAAAGCAACGGCGTATAATTCAAGTCTATTATTTAGATTCGACCAAAAAACATTTCACGCAACGCCAACAGTTGGAACTGGTTTTGATCCTTTAACTGGTAACGTAGGTGTTAATATAGGGTTAGAGGCGGATATGATTATTAATATGACTTCGGTTATGTTACATAATGATAGCATTGAGCCTACATTTACAAGTGAATTTATTAAAAGTGCCGATTCTTTGCCTTATATTACAGGGGAAGACAATTACATTTATGCTACTTTGATTAATAAAAGTCCTTTGAGGATAATGTATAGCATTAAACGAGGTGGTACTAACTTATTTGGAACATTTTTAACAACAGATTTAAAGGGTGCTAATAATGGAGTTGCTGAGTTAGACGGTTCGGGTAAAGTGCCAAGTTCACAATTACCAAGTTATGTAGATGATGTTGAAGAATATGCAAATTTTGCTGGTTTTCCTGTTACTGGTGCAAGTGGAAAAATATATATTGCTTTAGACACCAATCTAACATATCGTTGGGGTGGTACTACTTATGTGGAAATTAGTCCAAGCCTTGCTTTAGGAGAAACTTCTGCAAGTGCTTACAGAGGGGATAGAGGTAAAATAGCATACGACCACTCACAGTTAACAAGTGGCAACCCTCACAACGTTACAAAAACGGATGTTGGACTTTCAAATGTGGTTAACTCAGATACAACAACAACTGCAAACATTACAGATAGTTCAAACAAACGATTTGTTACAGATGCTCAATTAACTGTAATAGGTAACACAAGCGGAACTAACACAGGTGACCAAGACTTATCAGGTTATGCAACTAAAAACTTAACATTAGATCGCAAAACAGCATCTTACACGTTAGTATCAAGTGATAATAACAAGTTAATTGAAATGAACGTTGCAACTGCTAATAACGTAACTATTGATAATAGTGTATTTACAGCAGGAAATCAAATTTTAGTGTCTCAATATGGTGCTGGTCAAGTAACATTTGTAGCAGGTTCGGGAGTTACATTACGTTCTCCAGGTGGAAAATTAAAATTGACAGGTCAATATTCGTTGGCTACAATTATTTGTATTTCAGCAAGTGAATTTTATATTAGTGGGGATTTAACAGCGTAAATTATGATAATAGCAACTCACGGAATAATAAGTTCAAGTCAAATCATTTATGATACAGATGCACAAGCATTTATAACAGCTGCAAACATAACTAATAACACACAAAAAAGTGCAATCAATCAATTAGTATTAGATTTAAAATCTGCAAACATTTGGACTAAAATGAAAGCAATTTATCCATTTGTTGGTGGTACTGCTTCACAACATAGGTTTAATTTGAAAGACCCAAGAGATTTAAATGTTGCTTTTAGATTGCAGTTTGTTAATGGTTGGACGCATACAAGTACAGGTGCTAAACCTAACGGGACAGATGCCTATGCTACAACATATTTATCTCCAAATAATCAATTATCAAATAATAATGTACATTTATCTCACTATTCAA